TTCCTGATTACAATTGGGGTTATATCCCAGGTATGAGAGATCCTTTCTCTCCTGCAGGAAAAGGTTCACCTAAGATGGTAGCTTCACCAGTAGACGGATACTCAGTACACTTCCAGAAGTGGGGTGGATTGATGATTGAAGATCCTACTAAAGTAGTAGACTTACGTCTTTCAGTAGAAAGATAATAACTATAGAAATGTATCCCCTTGGAGCTAATCACTCCGAGGGGGCATTTTTAAATAAGAGAATTAATAATTGACAGCAAAATAAATGGAAACAACGACAGCAGAAAAAGTAGTTTACGGAACATTTTTACAAGATAGAATTGTTGCAGTAAAACCAGTAGAATCATCAGGGAAATGGAGTACCTTATTAGTATCGGGACAGGACAATAAAAAAGACCCGTTCATGTACAACAAAGCAAAACGCAGCTACCAATTGCCTCTTAACAATGCAAATTTAGGTGGAGGAGTTAAAGTAATTTTAGACGATCAACGGAGAGTCAAAATTCAAAAATACATGGAGTCTTTTCCTAACGGAATGACTCAAAAAGAGTTCTTTGAAAAAGAATTAGGAGTAAATTTAAACCCTACTCTTAAAGCGGAAGAAAACTTCTGGAGAACAGACAGAAGAGGTAGAGTAGTAATGACCAAAGAAGGGACTACACTAAATCTTAATCTTTCTCTAGACATGCTTAAGTATCATATACTTATAGCTAATAAGTCTTTAGTATCTCCTTCATACGAAGATAGAAATCTAAAAGCAACTTATGAGTTTATGATTGTAGACGAAAGCAAAGTAACTACTAAGAAATTAGCAGAAGCTACTGTTAAGTCGGATGCATTTATTAAGTATGCAGAGATTACAAATAGTAAAAAAGCTACTATTGGATTTATTAAATCTCTTGGTAGAACTATTCCTGCAACTGCAACGGACGAGTGGATGAAAAACGAAGTATTAAATATTGTAGATAGCAACCCTGCATATTTCTTAGAAATTGTTAATCATCCTCAATACAATGAGCGTATCTTTGTACAAGAGTCTGTAGAAGCAGGAGCTATTATCCGTAAAGGAGAAAAAAGATATACTTTAGATAACGGTGCTGAGTTAGGAGATATGACTGATGTTATTAACTACTTACTTAACCCTGACAATCAGGAAGTAAAACTTAGAATTAAAGCAAAAATTGATTTAGCAAAAAGAAATTAAGATATGACTGCAAACGAAATGGCGGAAGCATTAGACGAAAAACTAGACAGAATGGATAGTTTTGGTTCTCCTGGATACGAAGACTTTGATTATTCTTCTGTCCTAACGGAAGCTGTGCAGTTATATGTTAAGAAATATTTTGATGAATTAAACAACAGAAAGGGCAAAGGCTTTCAGGAGATAGAAATTAGAGACCAAGGATTGGGTGCATTAATAAAAGATGCCCCTTCTTTGTCTCCCTCTGCCTCTCAAGCTGGCATTATAGTAAATACAAATGTAACAGGAAAATTTTATGACTTACCCCTTGACCATATGTATACTATTTACGAAGAGTGTACTATTGATAAAGTAGAATGTGGCAAAAAAGCAAATATAGTTGCATATGTAATACAAGTTGCTCATAATGAAATGCAACGCTTTAATTGGAGTAAGTACAAAAGACCTTTTTATAAGTCTTATGGAGATGCCAGAGTTTGGAGATCAGAATTTTCTCGAACAGTTACTGGGATATTACCAAGTGCTCCTGCTACAGCAAAAAGACATGAATTATTTACAGACGGGACTTTTAATATCAATACTTATCATATGCGATATTTAAAAAACCCAACTAATATTGTAGTAGATAGAACTACTTTAGCAAACCAAAGAAACTGTGAATTAGATACATCTACTCACGTAGTAATTGTAGATATAGCAATGGATTTAATGCTAGATAGAATTAAAGAACAAAGAATGCAAAACATTGAGCAATTTAAAGAGCTCGAATAAATAACAATTATTAATTTAAAAACAAACAGAAATGTTAAGAAAAGCAAACAATGTATTCAGTGTTATACTGGATGACTCTACTAAAGCATCAGCAGCTTTGCCTGTTGCAGCAACAACTGTAACTGACACAAACCTAGCACAAGGTGCTGTAGTAGTAGCAGATTTAGGGAATAACCGTTTGAGTATTGCAGCTTTTGCAGCTTTACCTGCTAACGGTCAATTCCGAATCCTACAAGGATTAGGTGCAGGACTTCCATTAATGAAGTCACCAGTTTTGACTAAAAGCAAAGTATTTGCTAGTGTATCTAAGCACATAGAGGCAAAACAACAAATGACTATCGTTGGTTACAACGGAACTACAGGTGCACTTCCAACAGCTAACGATACTGATTTCTGGATCAAAATCCGTAAGCGTGATAATGATGCAGCTAACCGTTCTCAGCCAATGAGTTTATTTGCTGGACCAGTTCGTACAGACGCTACAGGTACTCAAGAAGAATTAGCTTATTTGTTAGTTCGTAACGGTTTGAAAAACTTCAAGGATGAGCCTGCTAATCACTACCTTAAATTTGAAGCAGTTTCTGATGCAGCTCCAGGATCTTCTAATACAGGAGACGTAACTAATGGTTCTCGTGATATCACAGGTATTACTATTACTACAGAAGCTGTAGGAGACACTGTTGTAATTACTGACTCTGTAACAGGTTTAACTGCTACATACTTGATTACTGCAGTAGGCGCTACTTCAGTTACTTTGAATTATGCTTACCAAGGAACTACAGAATTAGCTGCTGCATACGATTTCGGTGCTGCAGGTACTAACTACGGTGTACGTCTTACAGGTATCCAAGCTCCATTTAACGTAAACACTTTCCGTGATTACTATGCTAACCGTTTCACAGCTACTTTCTCTGATACTTCTACATTAGTATCTCATATGCAAGGAGCATTTAACGGAACAGGTATGTGGCAACAAGTTGCTATGGATGAATACATGTCTTACGGATTTGAAGGTGAAAACAACCAATTGGCTGTTCCATCTACTCCACGTACACAAGAAGTTAAGATTCCTGGAACAGCTGGTAACACATCTTTGACTTCTAAGTATTCTACTTTGACACTTGCTTGGGAAGAAAGTATTTCAGGTCTTGTATCAATGGACGGTGGAAAAGGTGCAGTAATTGTAGACCTTAATCTTAAGAATAGTGCAGGAACAGGTGTTCTTGTAGGATCAGCTTCTACAGGATTAGAGCTAGTAAACGTTTTAGGACCAGTTTACGGTTTTGCTGCTGCAGCATTTAACGAGTAATTCTCCAACCCTCAGTAGCCTGCCACGAAATTTTGCTGTCGAGTGGTGGGCTACTATATTTTTTTGTATCTTTGATAAACTTTTAAAATGCTCCTATGTCATTAGTTCCTAAAATATCCCTTAGTTTAAGTAATAAATGTAATTTAGTTACCGTTACTGAAGAAACTAATGCTTATTCTACAAACAACACAGGAGGATGGGGAGGACCTAATATAGATACTTCAGATATAGATGTAGCAACTATAAATGTTTTTCCTTTTACATATAGCCCACTTACTAACGCAGTAGGATTAGGAGATATTTCAGGAACAGTATTTACTGACACTACACATCTTTCAGGAGTATTTGCTGTAGGACAAACATTGACAGGAATAGGAGTAGCTCCAGGAACTGTTATTACGGCCTTACTAACAGGCACAGGTGCTAACAATAACGGCACATATCAAGTTAATATTTCACAAACAGTGACTACTACTGCAATTAGTGGAGTTAGTGTACTAGCACAATTTGTATTAAAAAGTCCTACTATTGATTTATATCCAAGTTTAACTCCTGCTACTTTTGTAGCTATATCAGAGACTTCATGGACACAACCTGATGGTATTTACCAAGTTATATATTCTATAATATCAGGACCAACAGAATATAAAAATGCAACACAACACGAACTATTTTTATGCAATCTATGTAATTGCAAAGATAGACTTGTTGTAGCTTTAATTGATGCATGTGATTCTATCACTGTAAAGAAATTAAAAGATCAAGTAGATCAGATGGAAATCTTTATCTACGGAATACAGTCTGCATTTGCTTGCGGAAATTTTGATACTGCAGAAGCTATTCTCACTGCAGCAAGTACTTATTGTCAAACAATTATCGACTGTGGCTGTGGCTGCGGAGGATGTTAATATAATTTATTATGTGTGGATGTAAAGATTGCCAAGGTATAACACTATTAAAAGGTACAGATGGAGTCGGAATAGTAAGTATTACTGCTCAAGAAGACGGCACTTTTGTTTTTTTATATTCAGACGGTACTACATACACAAGCCCTGATTTAACAGGCCCTCAAGGAATACAAGGAATTCCAGGTCCTGCAGGAGCAAACGGTACTAATGGTACCAATGGTGTAATAATTTTACATTCAAAATATGTTCACAGTACTTCTGTTACAACAGGCGCTATAGAAACTATAGGAGATCTTGCAGGTTATTCAATAGCTGATTGGGATACTGCTCCTGCAGATTCTGTTTACGAAATGGAATTTGATTTTACTAGTAATGGAGCTTCATCGGTAAATCTAGGAACAATAGCTTTTTATCTAAATGGTTCTAATACATACATCCCTGACTTAGTATTTGGAAATCCTATATTGCCTTTACTAGAGGATGGTCCACAAGCATTAAATGTAAAAATAACTTTAACAAATATTAATAGTACGTCAGGTTACGTAAGCCTTGTCGCTACTAGAAGTGCTGGCGGTAGTACAGCAACTCCTGTTACAGTTTTTGGAATGTCAAAAACAATTGTTTTAGCAGGTGGAGTTGTAGATGCAGTAGAAGTTCAAGTAAAAGTTGTAGCTAATCCTATTACATTAGAAAGAGTTATAATCAAACAAATCAATCCGTAATGCCGCTATCTACAGAAGCACAAGAATGTTACCCAATATTAGTTTGGGATAAACAATGTGAATTTGCTCAAGCAACTTTAAAATACTTGCAGCAAATGCAATTTGGAATATTTTGCTGTGAATCATTAGATAAACTAAAAAATAAACGTAGAGCATTAGAAATACTAAACTGCTACGATACACGAGATATACCTAATAATACTACAGAGTACAATACTTTAACATACCAACAAATTAAAAACTTATTAAACTATTAATCATGAACGTAGAAAAGAAAAATTTTAAAGATGCTGCTAACGAAGATAACTACTCTGTAGAAATTTTTATTGATAAATTTACAGGAGAATTATGTTATAGAAATTCTTTGGGGCAAAAAGTATTGATTAATACACAAACACTTTCTCCAAAATATAAAGATGGAGCAAGTACAGAGGGGAATGCAATTCCAGTTGAAGAAGGGCTTAATCAAATGCCAAGATCTTAAACCAAAAAGGTTTAAATAATTAAATAAACGTAAGTTTAAAAAAATTAGTTATTATGAATTACGAAATAAAATCAGCAAGAGAAGCTTCTTTACAAGAAATTTTCTACGATAAGAATACTAATAAATTATCTTATAAAGATAATTTAGGAATTATTACTGTAATAGATCCTTCTTCTACGTATAATACAGCAATATTAGATACATTTCCTTTTGTAGTATTTCCTTCTTTATTTAAAACAGATACTGCTGTAAAACAAACTGCTAGAGGAACTTCCCCAGCATACAGTAGTACTTTAGAAGAATACAACATAAGTGGAGTTATTACTTTTAATTTTGCAGCACCTTCGGATGTAATATATTTAGGTACTCTTGAAAATTTAGAAATACTTATTCCAAAAAAACTTAGTGGAAATATTGAAACATTTGACCCAAGTTCAGGTGCGTACCGTAACTCTGCTTTATGTAATACAACAACTGCTATAGACGAATTAGCAGGTGTTTTAGTAACAGTGAGAAATACACAAATTGTATTAGATTATTTTGCAGGAGGAGCCGATTTATATTTAATTTACCAAGCGACAACACTTAACGATATTAGCATGTTAGTATCATTTGAATATAGTTTTTTAACTACAGAAACTGCCCCTACATTTACTTATTACTAATTAATTAAATAATATCTATTATGAAAAATAATGAAGTAAGACTTAAAGATTATTCTTTTAAAAATACTGAAAATAATATTAAGGATCCTAGTAAAAAAAAGGACACTCCACAGCGTTTGAGAATAAACCAAAAGTTAGCAGCTATTAAGCAAACTCTTAGTGACAGTAAAGCTACTGCAGGAGATGCTGCTGCTGATGCTAATACCCCAAAAAGTAACTAATTTAAATTAATTATTATGCCACAAAAACAAGTAGCCATAGTAGGCCATAACAATACCCAAGCACAAGTAACAGGTCAAAATGAGTTACTTGTCAAAATAAACTCTGCAGGATCAAGCGGATTAGCGACAGAGGCAACTCTACAGCAAATAGAGACTAACACTACAGGAACTTTAAAAACTCCTCAGTATGTTGTTGCGTCTAATTTTGCTGGAACAATAAATGTTGCTGTAACATCAATATCATTTGCTAATAATAGTTCTGTTGATGCTGATATAACTGTAGATGGAGTTAACTATAATGTTCTACCTGCTGGAGTTACCGTAAACTTTGATGCAGGAGCAATAGGTAATTATTATGCAGCAAACACATTTGCATATGATACATTAAGTTATCCTGGTTCATCAATAATTATTATTTATAACGAATTTTAAATAATTAAAGATGTCTACTCAGATTTTTATAGATAAGTACGGAAATCTTCCATCCCCTAACTATGGACTGTATGCTCAAACAGCATTAGGCACCCTTATCACTGATACTGTTGTAGAAACATCTTTAATAGGACCAGGTGTAGGAAGTTTAAGCGTTCCTCCTAACTTTTTTAAAGTAGGAGATAGCTTTGTTGCTAAAATGTGTGGGTATGTA